GTAACCTGGAAGCGCTGCGAGGGGGTCACCCCCACCCCGTTATGAATACAATCCGGTTGCCATATCAGCTTGCGTCGGTCTCGACCTTGCTCGGTCGACCACGCTTAGGCTTCTCATCACTCTCGAATGGTTCAGCATAGCCCGAGCTGACCAGATACTCCGCTGCCTTCGTTGAGGTCTCGAGCGTGTCACCAACCTCGTGACCTGAGACCTTGTGCGTGATGGTGACCTTAGTCATGGTGTTCTCCGTCCGGGGTGTGACTCGGTTGGTTTGCGTTTGAGTTGAGCGGCTGCTTGGTTGCGTGCTGCCGTCTCGTTTGCTGTCTTGTGCCTGTGACATGGTTCGGATAGCCATTGCAGGTTGGCGAGTGAGTGGTCGTCGCCGGCGGTGATGTGGTCGGCGTCTGTTCCGATGCCATCGCACGCGTCAACGTGGTGTTGGTATTGGCATAGGCCGTGAGCTTTGGCCTTGACCTGACGCCTGATAGCGGCCCAGTCGCGCGGTAGCCGCGAACGCCTGTCTGATGTTGACCAGGCCACGGCTTATCCCTTGCGGTATGCGACTGCTGAGATGGTTGCTTGCCCCGTGCTGAGTAGTGCAGTGCTGGTTACGGTGACCGTGCAGGCTTGGTTGGTCTTGCTCTTCAGGGCGACTGCTGTCTTGCCGATGAGCGTGGCTGCTGTCGTGTTGATTTGCGGCGTGACTACGTATGCGGCGTCGGCGAATGGGGTGGGCCATGTGATCGTGACATCGACGCTGGCGCTGATCCCGAGCAGTGAGGTGATGGCGGGTACGGCTACACCGTCGCGGTATTCGATTTGCAGGTTGGGTGTTCCTGCTGGTCCGGGGTCGCCCATGTCGCCTTTAGCGCCAGTTAGGGAGGCGAGCCATTGCGCCTGTGTCCCGCCGTATCCTGCAGCTCGAGCGATTTGGTATGCGTTGAGCCCGTCGAGGCCGTTGCTGCCGTTTTTACCGTTTGTGCCGTCTTTGCCGTCAGATCCGTTGACGCCGTTCTTCCCGTCAGCGCCGTCACTTCCGGCGAGACCGTCTATACCGTCACGTCCATCCGCACCGTCCAGACCGTCAGCTCCTGCCTGCCCGTCTTTTCCAGCGGGTCCGGGCGTGAGCTGTATGTCGTCAAGTCGTTGACTGAGCGCGGCTTCTGCTGCTTCCCATTCGGTGCGCATGTTGGCGTGTTCGGTGCCTGCTGCCGCGATGGCGTCGCCAAGTGTTGCCGTGTCGGCGTCGAGGTCGGCCAGTACCTTGTCCCGGTTGATGACCATGCGTCGTGCGTCGTCGGCAGTTGCTTGTGCACGTCCGATTGCTGCGTTGACTGCTGCCGAGACGGTGGATGCAATGCCCCGCTTCATGCGCGGGAGACCGAAACGGTTGCGGGCGATGCGCAGATAAGCGCGATTACGCGGTTTTTGCCAGGGCCGGTCGGTATCTCAACCCATGTTCCGGTGGAGACGATGACCGATTGTGGGTCTTTCGTGATCACTGTGTTGCCCCTGCGTGCATACACGGGGGCTTCGGAGTCATGGACAGTTACCTGAACGCTGGGGTAGACGTTTGCGCCCGGACCAAGGATCTCAATCGATGTCACGGTGTTTGGCTCGAGTCGGATCTCGTAGACCCCTACTTGGTCAACGCTGATGGTGTGATCGGCCATGCTGTGTTCCCCCGGTTGGTTAGTCCGTGTTGCTGGCGTTCAGTTCGTGTTGTGCGGTGTGGTCGGCGAGGAGGCTGTTGACGACGAATGCTTGGCCGCAGTTGGTGCAGCGCCAGTGGCCGTTAGTCCCAGTCGTCATTTGCTGTCCAAGGAACGTTGCTCTCGTCATATCCGAGTAGTTCGGCTTCGGTCTTGCCCGTCGACGCAACCATCGCTTCATAGGCTTCATCGAGAGTCAGGTAGGGAATTTTCATACTGTTTCCTGCCTGTTGAGGGTGTTCCGATTCATCGCCGCAGTGTTTATGTGTCGCGCCTCGCCCACTGTCTCGTGGGTGTGTCTGAGGTTCAGCGGGGGCGCGCGTTGTGGGTGCGTGTGACGTGATCGGAAGTGTGTGCCTGTTGACCAGTCAAGCTCTGGTCTTGAGTTGTTCCTTCACTCGATCAAAGGCTTGGTCAACTCTGTTTCGGTCGGCGTACATGCGGCTATCTGTCCAACCAATACCGGTCAGGTGCTCATCCGCGAGCGGGACGTAGATGGCTGCGAAGCCTGGGCGAATTTTGCCCGACAGAAGCCCTGTCTTCATTGGCGTGCACCTCCGTAAGTAATCGCCCGTGTCGTGGGCGTGACGGCTGCTTCGGGGTTCTTCCTGCAGCACGGTCAATGATCGGACCCGACCGATGCCCCTCGACGGCTGGTATCGCGACCAGCCGGTCTGTGAAGTGGGTGTGGTGGCGCAGTGCCGGCGCTAGCTTGCGCGGCATTCCGGATGCGCCACCTTAAACACGAAGCGCCGGACGGTCTGTTTACAGACTGGTCCAGCGCGGTATCAGATTAACAGGCGTTATGTGGCTTGTCCAGTTACCTCCGCAACTTTTTCTGTCGGCGTGTCGGATTCTTCAATGGCGTAGGAAAGGGCACGCAGCCCCATGACTCCATGCCATTGCGTTTTGCAGCAACCGCACGATGCTTCGGACGCTTCGAGGTCGCCTTCGCGGTAGGTGATGGTGAGTGCGACTTTGCGTTGCGGGTCGGTTTTGTCGCTGTTGTCGACGTACCATGCGAATCCGCATTCGGGGCATTTGTCATTGACGAGTTCGCGTTTCCGGGGTGGTTCGAACTTTTCCTCGATCAGCCGCACCCACCCGGATAGGACGCCCAGCTCGTACCGGTAGTCGCTGTCATTCTTCGTGCCAGCCTGCAAAGCCTTGTTGAACGCGGCGAACCACCATCTCAGGTCGTTCTCCGGGTACAAACCGGACGGCCCGCCTACCAGTGACTGGTGGCGGGCCGAGATAGCTTCCTCGATCTGCTGATACTTGATCAGCGCATCAGCATCGATTGGCACTCTCTCGTTCCCGGCAGCACCACCACCGGAACCACCCCCAAGGTTCGACGCAACAGCGTCACGCAACTGCACGATGAGCCCTTTGTGGGTGGCGATGTAGTCGGGGCCGTCCTCGACCGGGACACGGACTTGGTGATCCTGTGTGAGCCTGTCGAGAACTTCGAGCAGGGGATCTTCTTCGGTCATCGTGTCTCCTCGGGTTTGACCGTCAATCGTGCTTCGATACGTTGCGCTTGTGCTTCGTATCGGTCTCGGATAACAAACAAAGCATCTTGCAGGACGCCGTTCTCAAGTCCAGGGATTGGCTCCCAGGCTGGCTCAGGCTTACTTCGACTTGGTGCAAGCCACCCAAGGAGTCCAGAGCGGCGCTCGATAGCGACTTCATGCGGGGATACTCGTAGAACTGCTATCAAAGACCGAGACGCATCGGCGTATCCGCGCAGCCGCCGCGCTTCGTCGATCAGCTTCCCGGGGTCGTCAGTCGCAGTCGTCAATGTGTGCGTCCTCTCGTTCGTCTCGCCATGCGGCGATTCCCTCGTCCCAGAAACCGAGACGGACGGCCTCAGCGTGTTGATTCATAGCGTCTCCTTGTGGTGTGTCCAGCCTTGCTCGAGGCAGGTTTCGTGGCGGATCAGGTCGTCCTGCAGGCGGTCGGCTGCGAGTGACCAGCAGTTGCAGTTCACGGGGTCAGTGCAGAGGCCGGGGTGCGTCGCCATGGTCAGAACGGTGTGGGGTCATCGGACGCCCACGGCTCGGGTGCTGCCGTCTGTGCGGGTGCAGCTACGGCAGGTGCCGGCTGCTGATCGTCGAACCGGGGTGAGTTGATCGACAGTTCGACATAGCGTCTCTCAACTCCATCAGTGCCGGTCTTCGGATCGCCCACCTTCGACGACAGGAACCCGCTGACGTTGATCGTCTGACCAACCCGGAACCCGTGCGGCTCCTTCGACCACACCGTCCAGAACGTTTTGTACGTCTTCCCATTCGACGTGTTCTCTTCCTTGACGCCGAAACCATTACCCGTTCCGTTCAGGCGGGTCACTTCGACGTTCTTCAGTTGCACGATTGCCATCAGTCTGCCTTTCCTTCGTTGTTTCGTGATCGGTTAGCTGCCAACCCGAGCGTCTTCCGGCGTCGAGCAACAGCAGCGTTAGTCATTCCGAGGCGTTGACCGATCTGCTTATCGGTCAGGCCCGCTTCGTGGAGTGCGTAGATCGAGTCCCGTTCGCTGCCCGCCTTAGCGATACCAGCGACCGCCATGCCTGCCTGCACCAGGTACTGGCTGAGAGTCACGCCACGACGCTCAGCCATGTCCTCAAGCTTGAACAGAACCGACGCGGGGACTTCGATGTTGCGTATGGGCATGAGACGTTCACTCATGTGGCACCCGCTTACCGATGCCGCCGAAGTCGATGGCGCGAAGTTCGTGGACGGGCCGGCCTTCGATGGCGCGCACCTGTTCCGCGAATCCTTGGCGTGCCTCAAATAGCCGTGTGGCAACTTCTGCGGGGAGTGCAGCACGTCGAGGCCAGTCGTGGTCAATCAGGCCGCGTGCTTTGGCTGAGCGCACGTCTTCCTCGATCGCTTGGGGTGTCTGCCGGGTGTTGATCTTGATCTGGTCGAGCAGCACGTCGAGTGACAGATATTCGCGCGGCTTCGCTTTCTGGAAGTGCGACCTGACTGCTTCCTTGGCGGTCTCGAAGTCGACGTGCCCCAACTCTTCAGCCCACACCTGCGCTGTTGCTTCGGACAGTGCCCGGTTGTCGTAGCCGGCGCTGATGTAGCCGAGGAGGCGTCTCGTTTCCGGTTCGTTCATGCGAAGTCCTTCTCACTGCGCATCCCCAACCACTCACCAACAAATTCAGACGCGGGGACCCAGTAATCACGGCCCACCCAGCCGAGCATGTCGAGGATGCGCCCATCCTCGTCGCCGGGAAAGATGCAGGTGTCCCCATCCCTGCCCCATGAGACGACAACGTGTTCCGTTGTGCATTCGCCATCCGAATATTCCTTGTCGAATCCTTGAGTGAAGCGGACTGGTCTGCTCAGCTTGTAGAGCCATCGTCTCGCTGGACGCGAATGCGGCACTTCTTCGTATGTCACCTTCTCGGCGAGTTCGTTCATCGTTCGATCTCCTGTGTGTAGTTGTTGTCGGCCCCGGTCATGAAGGCGACGAGTTCGGCGTCACGCTGATTGCCGCGACTGCCCTGCGCTGACTGTTGCTTGGCGTTGGCCTGGTGCCTGAGCTGGTCGTACTTCTCGCGGAACGTCGGGATGGATCTGATGTTCGCTTTCCAGAACGGATCGTTAAGCGCCCATGACAGGAGGCGCATCGCCGGTTCGAGCTGCCTGTCGTCCTTGTCGAACATCAGACGCGCCTGGTCGTGCCACTTACTGCCCACAGTGGGTGCCTTGTCGCCGTTGCTTTCCATCAAGTTGATGAGGTGATCGCAGATGGTTTTGACGTCGTCGCGGACCGCAGGTTCCGACGTAGCTAGGTGTGTGGAGTCAGTAGCTAGGAGTAAGGAGTTAGTAGTAAGGAGTGAGGGATTGTTTTCGGAACCCTTTGCGGAACCCTTTGACAAACCCTTCCCAGCACCGTTTGAAACCAACTCGAAAGGGTCAACGGGTGTCCGCGAGAGGATGCTGTGAACCCCTTCGACATCGAATCCCTTCCACTCGGGATGCCGTTCGTAGAGCTTCGACAGCTCCCACACGATCACTCCTCGCAACGTTGGCGAAGCGATCTTGCTGAACGACGAGACCATCGCCTTCGTCACATTCGGCCTATGCAGGAGGCCATCGTGCTTGAGGAACGAACGAATTAGCACCTCCTCCGTTTCGTCGTCGATCACTACAAACGACTTGCCAGCCAGTTCCGCTGCCGCTGCTTCGACTGCCGCCTTGTTCGCGTCGTCGGACAACGCAGCGATTCGGACCGGACGCCAATCGGCCACCCCCGAGTAGTTGAGGGTGGCCGATGAGAGAAGTTGCAGGTACAGAAACTGCGCGTGGATGGTCAGTGACCGGAAGTCGTCGTCGTTCCAAATGTCAATGCGGATTGACGCGTGATCTCTCGCCATGTGGTTCCTCCTCTCTTGTCATGTCTTCTCCCGAACAGTGATCTCGACGTACGGCTGGTCGTCGGCGTACCTCTTGTGGGCGTGCTGGTCGACGATTTGGCAGTCGTCGTGAAAGACGCCGGCGAGGGTGAGTGCGTCCCCGATTGCGCGGAACAACTTGTCGCTGTCCGGCTTGGTAGACGGGTATTTGCGGGTGACCGTCTTGCCGCGTGGGAGGTAGACCCATGCAGTTGCGCTGACTGGCAGCTTCCCAAACCCGTCACGACCGGCTAGAGCCTTCTCTGCTGCTTCCTGGACGGCGATACGCCACAGCTTCGTGCGTGGGTTCGCCTCGACCATACGTCCGCGCCAGAGGCTCTTAGACCCTTGTGGTGCTGCGACCCCAACGACCTGAAAGACCAGCTCTTCGACGCTCTCAGTCATCCGTCCTCCCGGGGCAAATAACTAGCGGCCCTTACCTGTTTGGTGAGGGCCGCTTTCTTAGGCCAGTGGTGGCGTTGGTTAGCTGTGATCGGGGGTGGTGGGTAGTCGAAGGTGAGCGCCCAGGTCATGCGGGGCCCACATCTCGTCCAGGCCAAAGCGCTGCCTGTAGCGGCTCGAGAGGCATGTATCCGTTGCCGTCCTCGTCGTCGAAAGCATGCTCGTCGACGGCTCGTTCGATGGCCGAGACGATGGTGAACCAGCGGTCGTCACTCATGCTTGCCCCTCCTTTGCCTTGTTCCACGCATCCCGGATGGTGTCCCGAATCTGCTCGCTGGCACCGGCTGCCTTGGCTGCGGTTCCGAGGCTAAACAGGAGATCGACGTCGTTGCCAGCGTCGGCCATCTCCCTAAGCCAATCGCGTTGGACCGGGTTAGCGAGAGGCGTGACGGTGGACTTGGAGTGCTTGCCCTTGGATGTCGGCAGATTCATGGTGAACGCTTTGTCGATGTGACTAAGGGCTGAGATGCGAATTCCTCCTACCTCTTCGCCGGCCCATCGGACTGCGGGGTCGCGGTAGATGGTCATGGCGTGTCCTGCCCAGTCGTTGGTCTCTCTGCCCCAGGCGTTGGCGAGGATGCGGAGGACGGTCTTGGAGGGCTTGAACGGGCGTCCGGGTCCGAATGTGTCGGTGATGATGTTGACGGGCTGGTCGGCACTGCCCTTGGTGACTTCGACGACAGTGACTGTCTGTGGCCCGCCGGTGAGGTCCACGCTGTTGATTTGGTCGCTCTTGGCGACGATGGCGTTGCTGATGTCCATTAGAAGATCAGGTCCTCTATCTCGTTTCGGCGCACGGTCATGGGTGCGCCCTTGGTTCGGGTTGTGTAGGTGGCTGTCATCTCGGCAGCGGCGGTCTCGAATGCGGTGAGTGCGTCGATAAGCGCAACCTGCCAGCGCGGGTCAGGAAGGACACGCTTGGTGTAGAGCGGCATCCCGGCGCAGAAGGACACGTAGTCGAGCCATGCACGCCCACTGACGAGTAGGCCTGCTTGCACTTGGGCCATGTTCTCGGCGGGCACTTCGTCGGCAAGAATGGTGGCGAGTTGCTTTTTCTGCCGGCGACTCTTGATCTCAATCAGCCCGTCCGAGCCGACCAGACCGTCTGGTGAGTACCCGAGCTTGTGTCCCTCAAACGTGTTGGTCATGAACCCAACCTCGACAGCGGGTGCGTAGTGCTCGGAGTAGAGGTCGCGGGCGATGGGTTCGTCCCAGTTGCCGCGTTCCATGTCGGCGCTGACGAAGGTGGGTTCGACGTATCCGGTGATGCGTTCGGCGACGAGGTGCATGGTGAGGGCGCGTGCGGTGTCGTTGTTGGCTGGCTTGAATGTCTTGGCGGTGACGAGCTGACCGACTGTGCTAGCCGTGACGAGGCCGCATCTCGCAGCCAGCCACTCGTCGCTACCCTGCTCCAGCGTGTCGTAGATGGTGAGGGTCATCCGTGCACCTCCTCTGTTGTTGCGTATAGCCCAAGCTCACGCAGCGTGTCTGCCATTTCCTCAGCCCGTCCCCGTTGTCCGTCATTGAGTGGGTGGTATTCGGTGATGGTGAACCAGTTGCCCGTGCCGACTTCTTGTGTGTTGACGTTGATGTGGCCGCTCATTTGGTTCTCCTTCCGAGTTCGATGCGCGCCCGTGAGAGTGCGGCTTCATATGTGAGTCCGGGCCAGCAGTCGAGGAGTTCTTGTGCGTGCTCGAAGACTTGCTCCTCGTACGCGGCGTCATGTGGCATCAGTAGTCCTCCTCGTCATCGTCGTCGTATGGAACAACTTCACCGTCATCACATTCAGTGCAGTCGAGGCCAAGTTCTTGTTCTTCACCGCAGGAGTTGCAGAAGCCGATGTGCGCGCCGTATTCGTCTCGGTACTTACCACCGGGGTCAGTCACGGTCGGCACCGTTCACAAGGGCGAGGATGGCGTCGATGCCGGGGTGGTAGGCGGTCTCGTATGTTGCGGCTTCATAGGCGGCGATAGCCTGCTCCCGCGTGATTGGCTCGCGCTGTACCCGGGGTGGCGTCTCTCCCCAATCGCCCAAGACACCTCGGGCCTCAGTGTCGTTGTGCCACATTCCGTGCTCGTCGATCCAGTGCAGGCCGCCGACGGGAATGCGAGGCGCGACGCGGAACATTGTTCGGGGCTGCTGCCCTCCGCCGCCGTAGATGGTCGTCCCGGGCTCGGTCGGTAGGGGCGCGGGCTGAGGGGTGGTCAGGCTGGACGGGAGCAGTGGGGCGACCTTCTCCGCCGCGCTCGGGTAGTAGTCGGTGAGGGCGGCCCACGCTTCGCGCTGTTCGTCGGTGATGTCGGTCATGTTCAGTCCAGTTCGTAAGCGTTGATGACAAATAGTGGGTGTCCTGCCGCGGCTGCCACGTAGGTGAGTGCGGCGAGGATGATGACGGCGCTGATGATGGCCAGGTGCCTGCGGGTCATGCGTCGGCCCCTGTGGTGCGTGGTTTGCATCCGGTGGAGTCAGCCCAGCGCCCGTCTTTGAGGCATCTGCCGCCCCATACGCGGCCTTCGTAGTTGCCGGTGTAGAGGCTGAGCCAGGTTTCGGTGGATGGTCGCTGGCAGGTGGGGCAGAGGGTTTGCGGGTTGGTCATGTGGTCCGCCATTCGTCAACGGTTTCGGTGGTGCAGTTGGGGCACATCCACCAGCAGTCGTGTCGTGTTTCGTCGATGGTTGCTTCGACGTTTCCCCACCATTCGCAGGCGAGGCACATGACGGTCATGTCGGCTTGGTGGGTCCATTGGCCGCTGCGGGTGGTCATCTGCCGTCTTGGTGCGAGGGTTCGTGGAACCAGGACCAGATGGGGATGATGACTGTGATGGTGAACGCGATGCCGAGTACGAGCCATGCGCCGGGTTGGAAGGCGAGTAGTCCGGCTGCGATGGTTCCGATTAAAAGGAAGGAGGCTAGGACGACGAGTGTCTTCCCAGCCTCGGTGAGGATGCGCCAGATGAGTGGCGTGTGGTGTCTCATTTTCGGGTCCGTTCACGTCTGAGTTGTGCTTGGCAGGTGCGGCAGTTTTTGACGAGGTTCGCGGTTATGTACGTGTTGTCGCGCATCCATTGGTGGCCGCGTTTGCAGCCGCCTGGTGCGACACGGTCCGGGTCGATGGGTGTGTCGACGATGCCGAGCATTTGCAGGGTTTCGAGGAGGTCTGCTCGTGGGATGCGTGATGCGGCTTGGATGGCTGCACCACGTTTCTGTTCGTCGGTGGTGTCGTAGTTGCCGTAGGTGAACTCGGTACCGGCGAGAGCCATCAGCTTGTAGTTTCGCGAATCGTGACGGTGCGATAGGGGTTCTCTTTTAGGGAGAGAGCTTCGGCTTTTTCTGGATCCTCGTCTTCTCGTGGGTAGAAACCTGTGTTGTAGCCCTGTTCATGTCCCTCCTCCCACACCTCGGCGTCGTGTGCCGCCAGCGCGTCGGACGGGGCGGTCGACTTCCAGCAGGTGCAGGGCTTTACGTCGTATTCGGGTGCGTTCCAGGAAGTGAGGCAGTCAGGTTCGTGCGGTGCCTGCTCTATGACGTGCGCGAGCGCGTCGCGCTCGGCACGAACGCCCCGTTCCTCGCGTTCCAACTCCTCCGACAGGTGGAGAGCGGCCACGATGAGAGCCCCCGACTTGACCACCTCGCCACGCGATGCGTAGTCGATAGCCCATGGGAGCAGATGCGGCACGCCGTGCGCCCGGTCGTGCACTGTGTCGTAGCCCCGGGCTGCGTGAGAGGCACGCTCGACCCCTACAGCTTCCCGGAACTCGTCAACCGTCATTCCCGGGTTGGCCTGGTCGGCTCGTTGCCGCTCACCATCACGCTCGGCCCGCAGGCGGCGGACCTCGGCGACGAGGGCGGGCACATCCTCCCGGGCGTGCGCGATGAACACCTGATTCGCGGGTCCGTGCTCGGGCCACATGAACGTGTCCACGACGGGCGTCCCGATGTAGCCGCTCTCGGCCGCTCGCTCCGAAGTGGCAGTGGCGAAGACGTAGCCGACGCTGCGCTCCACCCAGGGGCCAGGGGTGGCCGCGTTGGAACGAGCCGTGATGGCGTCGAGGTCGGTTTGCGTGTCGTTCATGCGTAGTCCTTCACAAGCGAGATGACGAAGTAGCGCCCGGTGGTGCGGTAGAGCCGGTCGCAGGTGTCGTGGGCGAGTAGAAGTGTTGGCGCACCGCAGTGGTAGGAACCCGTTTTTGCTTCATGGATTTGGTACGGGAGCGGGTTCATGCGCGTTGCCTCGCAGTCCTGGGGTTGGTTACGTCGCGTACGTAGAGGACGTAGTTGAAGTCGAAGCAGGCGCGTCGTGCGGCGTCTTCGGTGGTCCATGTGATGCGGCCCTCAGGTGACTGACGGAAGCCGTACTCGGGGTGATGGTTCATAGGACGGCGCTCCATTCCCGTGTGCGACGCAACGACTCGGTGAGGCTGTAGACGCCGCTGAACTCGACCAGTCCCTTGTCGACCAGTTCGCTGCGTCTAGTCCGCAACGACTCAGGGGACGGCATCACGTCGCCCGTACGTACCGCCTGCTGGTAGTAGCGGCGTGCGATCTGGTCATCCGCAATCGGGCCGTGCTGGCAGATGATGTCCAGGATGATCGACTGGACGCGGGTCGGGCACCAGACAGATTCGTGTGCCTCGTGAGACGTGTCGACTCTGCGGCGTCTCGGCATTAGCGCACCTTCCGAAAGTCTTTACGCTTCGGCTGGGCACGCTTCGAAGCTTCCCTATCGATGTCCTTCTGTGTCCGGTCGTCGTAGCGGTACTGCTCTGCAGCGGCCATTGCGAAGTCGTAAACGGTCGGATTCATGTCCTTCTCCTCTGTGTAGTTGCGGTTACGTGAAAGCGCTGGGAAGGTTCGGGCCAATCCCAGTGCTAGTGCCCCCGGCGAGATTCGAACTCGCAAAATCCCGAGTACGACTCGGGGGCGGTGGATTAGGCGAGCAGTTGTGCACGCTTGTGGGCCATATTCCGGATGACTTCAGCGCCGACCGTCCGGCTTCGCATTTGGTCGCGCTGAATGGCTTCGTCGATGGAGCAGTCGAAGTCCTGGACGAGCAGGGCTGCCTTGTATTTCGTTGCGACGAACTCCCACCTCTGCAACGAGCGGGGGTGCAGATGCGTGGCGTCCACCACGACGCTCTTGCCCCGCCGCAGCGCCGCGTTCACAGCCGACGACTCGAGCGAAGAAACCGTGTCTTCATCGACCCCGAACGGCTTGTTGTAGAGCATCTGGCGCAGGTCGTCACGATTGACCCGGAGCCTGTTGCCCGGGTCTTCCGCGACCCATGCCCTCGCCCAGGTGGTCTTGCCGGATGCGGGGATACCCCGCGTGATGATGAGGTCCATTGGTTGTCCTTTCCGTGCCCGTCAGGTGCTCGCAACCTGATGCCTGCTAGTCGGGCGTGGTGCCTCACCGGGATCGACCGGGGGATTCACCATGTGTTCGCGTTGTCGTCGTCGGGGTTTCCAGCGCCTACCCGCCTGAGCGGTCCGTACTATCGACGCCCCTGTTCGTCGGGGGCCTGTTCCGGTGACAATGCGTATGTATTTGTGGCGCGCCAAAGAGACCCAGCGACGGGCCTGTTTCAGCAGATGGTGTGACTGTTGGTTACTCGGGTCTTTCGACTGGCAGTGCGTCTAGCCAGCGAAGAGCCTCTTTGGTGGGGATGATCGGTTTGGCCTTAGCTGGGTAGCTAGGGATGAGGTTGCCTTTTTTGATCGCCTCGCGGACGGTCGTCTCCGAGATGTCGACGGCTTTGGCGAAGTTGGGGATCGAGTAGGCAAGCTTGTCGTCGAGCGTGTTGTCGCTCATGCTGCCTCCGTGAATAGCTGGTGGATGGGGATATGCAGGAAGCCGCCGACGTGAACGAGGTCAGCGACGTTGAATTCGCTTACCTCGTGGAGGCGCGCGGTCAGGTCGCTGAGGTTCATGTCGGCGGCTTCCGCTACCGTTTCCTCAGTGGCACCGATCGTGACCATGCGGGACTTGATGTCCTGGATGGCTACGATGGTGGGGGTTCTTCTGTGCATGTCTGAGACATTACTCCCCACATTTGGTGAGTGCAAGCCCGTACGAGATGTTTTTGCACCAAATGTGGTGGACAGAGCAGTACAGTCAATACGTGACTGCAACTAAGGACGCCATCAACCGCGCGCTCGGACGCGAAATCAAAGCCGCATACGTGCGCGAAGGCATGACAGCCGAACAGGTCGCTACTGCGGCAGGTTTCAGCGTGAACACCATGACCCGGATGCTCGCCGGCGGTGACATGCCCGTATCCCGCCTGTACCTCATCGCGGATGCTATTGGTGTGAGCCCGGTTGCCCTGGTCGAGGCTGCGGTGAAGCGGGCTGAGCAAGAGGGGTAGGAACACGAAAGCGCCCCACCTCGCATGAGGTGGGGCGCTTGTCTGTTGTCACTGAGTCAGGAACTGCTGCGACATCTTGGTCATCGCAGCCCGCAACTGGTCCTTGTTTCCCCGCGACTTGTACCGCCTGGTCATACCGACCGTGGAGTGCCCGACGATCTCACTGATGAGCATTTCGGGGATGTCAGCTTCGTACAGCAGGTCGACGGTTGCGTGGCGTGCGTCGTGTAGGCGCGCATCGGGGACACCTGAACGGGCGAGTGCTGCGTGCCAGGCCTTATTGTCGGCGCTGGGGTCGATGGGTCCGCCGTCGAGTTCGAGCTGACCGGTCTTGCGGTTCAACTGCGGGTCGGCTGTCCAGACGAGACCGTGCGGGTTCGGCTCGGACAGGGACGCTTCGATACGGCGCTCGAGGATGGACTTGAGCGGGTCAACAAGGGGGACGATTCGCCAGCCGGCAGAAGATTTCGGCCGGGACAACCACAGCCCACCCTCAAGGTGCCGGTACTCGCGGTCGATGGGCGCTTCGAGGTGACGCTTGGGACACACAGCCCCCTGCTTACCCTCACACACGTACGTACCGTCCGGTCGTTGTTCGCAGCCGTGTGACCAACGGAACCGTTGCAACTGCCACGACAGGTCGAGCACGTCGGTCACTCGATCAATCTCGAGGCCGATCAGTTCACCCTGGCGTGCACCGGTCAATAGGGCGGCGGCGATGCGTGACCCGAGACGGTCTTCTGCGACGGTCTGCATGATCTGGATGCCGTGGTCTGCGTTTAGGGTGACAAGTTCGGTTCGTGCACGTTTGGGTGCGTCGACGAAACTGGCGATGTTGCGGGTTGCGACACCTTCACGTACGGCGTCACGGAGCGCAATCGACAGGACACGGTGCGCCTGCGATGCAGTAGTGGGAGATAGGCCTTGGTTGGTGATGTACCGGTGCATGCGACGCACATGCTCCGTCGACAGCTTGTCCAGGCGGATCGTGCCAATACTCGGGATGATGTACCGCTCAACCATCGTCCGATACACAGCGATCGTCTTCGGCGCAATCCGGGGTGCTTGAATGTCCGTGAACCAATGACGCAACCACACCTGCAACTGCATCGACGCGGTAGGCATGTCACCGCTACGTGCCAACTCCTTCTGCAAATCCAGCAGTTTCGCCAGTGCGACCTTCTTGTCCTTCGAGCGGACCTTCTTCTGCCGCCGCTTCCCATCACGTGGCGGCAGTTCGACCACTGCCGTCCAGAGACCGCGGGCGTCCTTGAAAAGGGAGCCCTCGCCAGTGCCTCGCGTCTTAGTCGCCATCTTGTGGCCCTTCGCCGCTTCGCGCTTCCTCAAACCGCCGCTCTGCGCGACGAAGTGCGTCGATGACTACCTGAACCTCATCGGCGGTGAACTGTGGCGAGTCGCGGAATGATGCGTTGGCGGCGTCGGAAATGATTTGCTCAAGGCTCGTTTGGCCGGTGTTGCTCACGGTCTGCTCCTCCGTCGTTTTACTGCGTGTCTGCGTTGCCGTTGGCCCAGTCCCCATTGACTGGTGCGGATCTTCTGTTCGTGCCGTGCATGGTGGTGCGTCGTGCCTTTCAGTGGTCGGTCTGGTCTTCGTGTTCTTGTTCGCGACGCCACTCGCGGGTTTCTTTGGCTCGCTGCTGACCGTGAGTTCTTGGTTCGTTGCAGCAGAGGCAGTAGACGGCAGTTGCGGCGAGCTTGCCCAGCATCTGGCTCATCTTCTTCTCCGGTTCATCGGTGTTCCTCGTGGGGGTGGTTGGTGGGTGCAGGCAACTTCAGCAAGCCGCGATGAACGAGGAGGTCGAAGACGTCCTGACCATTGACCAGTACGTGCTCATTTCCCAAATGATCCGGCCAAGAGTCGAGGCTGCGGAGAGCGTCGCTGAGCGAGAGATAGTCGTCGCGCTCCGGTCGGTAGGCGGTCATCTTCTTCTCCAAAACACTGGGTCTAGCTCCTGCAAATCGGTGGATACGGACGGTGGACACATCCGCTGTGCAGCGTACGGGTTCGTACCGGCACATTTGCAAGCTTAGCACCCAGATCCGACTAGTTGTCAACCATATCTGGAGAATCCGTATGACTCTTAATCAGTGGGTTCTCGGTTCAAGTCCGAGGGGGTGCACGGAAGTACAGGGGTAGGTGGACACTGAGGTGGTCACGAACACCTCAAAAGTGTAGCCCGGCCCCAGTTTTGGGGCCGGGCTTTGCTGGCAATGCTCCTAGATGGATCCGGGACACTCTTGGTCACGAAGAGCCAGCCAGTCGTAGTCAGGCTCGTATTTGCACCACCCGTTCAGGCAGACAGAGCAAGCCGGACCAGCGCACTCCTCGTAGAACTCGACGTCATCGACTTCGCTCCTGGCGTCGAGGCGGAACACATGCTTGGCCATTACTGCATTCTCCTCGCTCACAGCCCCGCCTTTCTCACTGCGGGTTTGATCTGTACCCGCGCTGCCTGCATCCCTGCCCTCATGTCCGGGTCGACAGGCGAGGGCAGGAATCCCATACGATGCGTCCGCGGGTTGCCGCCACCTGTCGCCTCGGCAAGGGTGTCGTTGTCGCGGTGCTCAAAATCTGGTGTCGGTTCCTCGATTGGCCGGCGGCGTTCAATGTCAAGAGTGAACCGGATTCTCACAATTCCACCTTCCAGCAGTCGCATGGTCGACCATCAAACATTCCACATGGAGCGAAGGTATACGTCTCGCTAAGGCCATGTGGTGCGTCCGCGAGCATCTGGCGCGCCTGGTCACGTTCTTCGACCGTATGGGCGAGGCGTTGTAGTCCCGCGGTCAAAGCAGTGGCGTAGGCGCGCTCCTGAGGCTGCGTGTTCCGCCCCAGTGCCAGGCTGCTCACCCAACCCAGCGCTTCTTCGAACGTGGCCTCAGGCACGTCAGGCGTGGGGGCGGTCATGCGGTGGCCTCGGCGCGGATCGTGGCTGCGCGAGACAGTGCCATACCTCGTACGTAGTCGCTGCCGCCTAGCGCGACCTCAACCGACTCGTCAGTGCTGTCCAAGGAGCGGGCAAAGTCTTCAAGTGCACCCGCAGCGATGTCCGCGTCTCGAAGTACAGATGCCGCTTCTGCCCGGTCGGCCCTGTCACGCTCGGCAGCGAGGGCAACGGCGGCGTCGCGGACCGCGTTAGCGGCTGCACTCAGTTCGTGATGGTCCAGGGTGTTTGCTATCACTTGCAGCGACTCCGCAATTCGCTTTTGTTCTGTAGACTGCACAGCAGCCCCTCTCTTGTTGTAGCAATTGTGGGGTGAAGCCGCACCAGCTCATACCTGTTGCGGCTTCTCTTTTGCCCACCATACCGCCAGATGTGGGGTCTGGGTAGTCACATTTGGGGTACCGGCGGTTATGCCTCGTGCATGACGGTGTGTAGGGGTCGCCGTTCGCGGGCACAGGCTGCGGCGAGTTCACCAACGTCGGGGTCGGCTTTGTTGTCGAGGTTGAGTCCGAGGCGTTCGGCTCGTAGCCCTGTTCTTAGTGCGAGTGCGTGTGCTCTTTCGTGGTCCATCATCTGATCCTCCGGGTGTTGTCGGGTGTGCATCACGTCGTCTTTGGCGTGGGCGGTCGATGGGATGGTTGTCGACTGCGTAGGAGTGAGTATGCCTCACACGTCTGACAGTAGAAAGTTTGTTCTAGTGACGACGTGATGGGGCATTGATCCTGACAAAAGCTCAGTCGTCAGATGTGGTGGTTTATTCCCCACATTTGACGTATGATGGGTGCATGACAACCAATGGAAGAAACGAAGTCACTGCCCACGAAGTGGCCGACCAGTGAGTGTACGAGTCAGGCTTGATCCCCGGACCGTTGCTCTGGGCTCTCTTCGCATGCCGGTCAGCGGAAAGGCTGAGGCCATGTACGACGGCACAGGCATTGATGGCACGCCTACCGAGAAGTACCGTGCCGTCGAACAGCTATTCCGTCAGGCAGGCATCAGTCGGGAGCCGCAGGAGGGCGACTACGGGGTCCTCGACGCCTACGACGAAGAGGGCGACATCATTGCGGACTACGGCATCCCAGATCGGAACACGTTCCAGTTCCTCTACCGCAAGCTCAATTGGCAGACTGCGCGCCTTAAGGAGAACCGATGACCACCGACACACCGAAGCCCGAGAAGCCGCCTTTGGTGCGTCTGAGCGTGAACATGAACCAGGAAACGGCGGCACTGCTCAAGTCGTACGCCGAGACCCGTGGCCTGTCGTACACCCAGTGTGTCCGCCGTATGGTCGCAATCACATCGTTCGTGCAAGACGAGGTCGACGCGGGACGTACCGTTCTCAGTGTCGACGAAGACCGTAAAGACGGCCGAGAGCTGGTGCTGCTGTGAGGATGACCGAGAATCTGAAAATGAGCTTGGCAATCGTGCATCTCAACGCAGAGATTGAAAAGCATCGTGACAGGGCCGACCGGGCAGAAGCACGAATTACTGATGCCCCTCATGGCGAAGACTGCGACAGCTTCTATTCGGGCATTGTTGACGACCCCGAAGACGGCAAGTGCAATTGCTGGAAGGCAAAGTCGTGATTGCCGCGCCGCCCCCCACCGAACGCGATCGACGGCCATGGAGGTGCATCCTCTGCTCTGATCGATTTGCAGGGGACCAATCTTCTCGAGGAACGCACGACACGATCTGGGCACCTCGTGACGAACGAAAGTCTGAGGCCACCGCATGACCGCACCCACGCCTGACATCAACGGCATCCTGCGCGCACACATGGCCGTCGAGCGCTACCGGGACGAACTCGAAGTGTCTCTCGCCGCTGTGACCGCAGGATGCCGTTGATGTCAGGC